ATACCAAAGAGTTACTTAGAACTCTCTAATGGACCACCATATGATTCTATCGCTCTTTCACTTATTCGTTGTAGTTCCTCTTTTCTTATTTGTAGGTCTCCAGCGAGCCGCGATGGATGAGTGGGTGTATACTCTACTGCTTGCTCTAGGATCCGTGATACTACTGTATCACGGATATAAGGCATATATACGTTTTACTACTTCTAGTCCTTTACTGTGGGTCAATCTGTTCCATGTAGCACTTATTGCCCCGTTGCTGATTTATATTGGTAGCAAGGGTAAAAATACGGAGCGCCCTGCGTATGAGCTTTTACTTATGGCGGCGTTCTCAGCGGGTGGCTACCATATCTACAGCCTCATTCAACAGATGAACAATGTTAAAGTGACTTCACCGACGTGAGCGACGCGTCTTTTTTACCTTCCGTTGCTTTCTACGAGTTTGCTTGCGTTTGCGAGCACCTCCAGTAGGGTTTGTTGGCTCCTCACCTGCCTCAGGCGCAGGAGGGCTTGTATCACCAGTGCTCTTAGGAGAGTAGTTGATTTTTACACCATCTTCAAAGAGACCAAAGTTTGCGATGCTTGTATTCGCAGGATTCTTCATGCCAGGCAGACGGAATCCACCGAAGAAAAACATTCCGAGGTACTCCGCATGAGCAAACGCATAGGCATAGACACTACCCTGGACGGATACAAAGTTCGGCATATGCGTCTTTGTGGCCGCTTCGTAAATTGTCTTTTCAGGTTGTCCAAGGGCTCCACCAACAGTGGGATCTTCAGCAACGGGACTTGCGGCAGTACCAACATTCTTCAGATCAATCGGTTGTTCTGACGGCGGTACAGTCCCCGTCAGCCCCTTTACCACTTCACTCAGCTGCGCAGCATTCGCACGATCACCGAGTTTCATATCATCTTGAAACGGCCACGTAGCCTGATCACGATAGCGTGTATTGGTCTGAACACCAAATAACTTACGAATATTATCTATGGAATACGGACGTCCACCTGACTCAGGATTCATTTCTGTCGCAAGCGGACGAAATCCAGGATGAGAAAACCCTACAGGCACATTGGGAATCACGTCATTCGGCCCAGCCATGCCACCTACAAGCATTTGTGTAGCTGCGGAGCGAGAGGCTACTTTCTGGCTGACTACACGATCTAATGTGAGAAATCCTGAATCAAGGTGAGCATTGAATGTGTTGCGCGCCTTATCGCCTACAATCGTGGGAGCACCGAAGGAAATCACGTGGATACTGGATACATTCGCGAGTTCAGGGATTACCTTACGTCCTTCGCAGAGGATGAACGCAAACAGGGTGGTGTACGCTCCACCGAGTGAGTGACCTGTAAGAAATAGACGAGTTCCAGGATCCTTCACGTGATCACGGAGCGCTTGGAGAATCACTGACCATGCCTTCAGAATCGGCTTCACAAACGCACCTGTCACCATATTTCCAGGCTCGGACTGGATTCCGACCTGGGAGAGCAGCGCATTCATATCACTCGGTGTAAACTGTGACATTAAATCGTGCTTGAGATTCTTCATTGTGCTGGATCCCTTAAATGTAATAAAAACATCGGACGGCTTGAAGATACTATTCGGATTTGCGGCAACTTTAGATCCGTTCAATACTAAGAGTGTCATGTCACCAGGAGTCGCGATATACGTTCCGAACTTCGCACCGTTGCCCGTAGAGGGTGTAAGTGAATACGATTCAGCGGGGCGACCTGTTCCATCACCTGCCTGGCTGGTAATAGGAGTTTTGCGCTGTGCGGCAAACTTCGCATCGTAAGCACTGATCACTTTGTTGACAATGTCATTTGAGCGACCTAGATGTTTTAAGACATTCCACATGATACCTGTATCGCAGTATACAATACGTGACAGCTGCGCACAGACATAAAGCGCGTGCTCATATTTCTTGAACGCATCGGGGCCAACCGCCTTTGCGCTTTCAGCAGAAATAGTTGGATCAATACCGAAACAGGTCGGACGTAGAGTTGTATCTAAAAAACCTGCGCCAGGCGCCGATTTTTTGAACATAGATAACATGGTTCTACTTAATGATTAGATTTACAAGATCTCTGTAAGATGAGGTGACACCGTAGCATGTAGACACTTGCCAGCATGATAGTAAAAGGCTGTGCTGGACTTATAGATTTCCTGACATTCAGTACACTGATAAGAAGTATCTGTCTTGATCATAATATCCTGAACATCCTTGGCACAATGCTTTCTTAAGAAATGAATCCTACGATTTCCAGCAGTATACGCAGTATACGCACATCCTTCAAATGGACATTCGAATGTCTCAGCCGTTTCAGCACGCACGGCCCGATCCATGTGGTTTGTCTGAATATGCTGTTCAAGTGAAATGCGAGATAAGAAACGACGCGTACAGTGATCACAACCGTGCGGTAAATCTCCAGAATGCTTCGCATGATAATGCATATTCATTGTGGACTGCTTGTTATGGGGAACCACATAGTTCTCGCAGTGCTGGCACACAAAATCTCCATTATCATTTTTCATATATTCAAAGACCATTTGGTTGTTGTTAACAGTAATCAACCCAAACTTCAAATTTTTACAGGGCCTCTAAATAGATAATGTCAGGACGTCCCCCAGCCGCAGCACAAAAGAGGATTGAAAGAAAGAATGGAGCTCCTGTTCCGTGTAGGGAGTGGTGCTACAAGGATGTTCTTGGACAGCCGACACCTGCACAACCGCCTAAGTATCCTGAACCTGGTTGTATGGGTCACAAAGCGAAGGCACCGTGTATGATCACTAGAGATAACAAACCGAAGTGGTTTGCTCATCCCGATGAGCCTGAGTGGCAAGAGGTGCCCGGCATTGCCCAAGCAAAAGCTGCTGTTGCTGCGGCGGAGCCTGAATGGAGACGCGGTGATTTTGCGGTTGTCAAGGAGCCGCGCTCTCACCGTGGAAAGCTGATGGTTCCTGCTGTAGCTGCGCCGCCGCCGCGTTCACCCCTTCGCCTCAGTCTAAAGGAAGGTGAACTGTCGTGGGGCGATCATATCTATTACGAAGAGCATCCTGAACAGGCTCATTACGCTGAAGGGCGTGTATTACCTGGTTTTGAAGGATTAGTGCCGAAGGCGAAGTCACCTTTAAAGAAGGCACGCAGAAATAACGCGACTCGCAAACGCCGATGAATATACACATCCTAAAGATCTTCATTTGTTCTTATGATAAGAACACAATGACGATTACGATTTTGACATTGGTGATTGGTGCGGATTATAGAAGAAAGCTTGCGGAGTGCCTGGAATCAAAAGCAGCCTATGCGAAAAAACATGGATACACTTATATTCAGGGTGACGAGACATACTGGGACCGTGATCGCCCGATCGCATGGTCAAAGGTTCCGTTTATTTTGGATCAGCTCAAGAAACTTCCCGAAGATGCGATTGTGTGGTTATCGGATGCAGATGTTCTGATTACAAATCCTGAACTTCGTTTGGAGGATCAAGCTCTACCGATTTGGAAAACTGATAAGGATTTCTTGATGACATTTGACAGTTGTGGACATATCAACTCAGGTAATGTCTTTTTTAGGAATACAGCATGGACAAGGAGTTATTGGTCACGTGTCTGGGAACAGACAGACTGTTTGTATCATATATGGTGGGAGAATGCCGCGATGATTAAACTCTATCAAACAGTCCCTACGGATAACGCAAAAATTCAGATAACGAAGGAACATAAGCGGTTTAACGCATTTCTACGAGGTCTTAAAGGTGAGCCTCTTTGGGAACCTGGTGATTTCTTGGTTCATTTTGCGGGTGTCTATGATCCGAAACAGATGAATGAACTTGTTCTAGCTATACGGCGCGGAGAAGTACCTCGTCTTTCAATGTAAATCTAGACTAATGGACGAGACGGCATGTTTCATTGTAAACTCTCGTGGAATCCTCAAATCGTGCGATGTAAGGAACCCTAATCCGTCTAGTAGTAGTGACTATCTTGATCCTACTGTCTACAAGAATATTAAAGATGGACAAAGTGTATATTTATGTACAGAGTCTATTGATCATTTTTTTACAGACTATTTTCCATTTGTAACATGTCGAGTCGTGATTGTGAGTGGAGATTCTGATTTAACATTTTCAAAGGAATACATGAAATATATTGTAGAACCAAGAGTTCTACATTGGTACGCACAGAACTGTAATTTTAAGCATCCGAAAGTTACACATTTACCGATTGGTCTTGATTATCATACAGTTGCGCGAGATGATCACCCGTGGAGTTTTAAGAAAACGCCAGTGGAACAAGAAAAAGAGCTTCAACTATTTGCGGCAATTGAACCAAATCGCCTACGACGTGATCAACGTGCCTACGGAAACTTTTTATTGAATATATATCGTGGAAACCGACAGCAGGCTTTTGATCAACTAGATCAGAATCATGTCGTATATGAAAGAGAGTTTATACCAAGAGCATTCACCTGGTGGAAAATGGCTGCGTGCGCTTTTGTGATCAGCCCGCATGGAAATGGTATTGATTGTCATAGGACATGGGAATCTCTGGCACTCGGTTCTATTCCTGTTGTCGTACAATCAGAACTGGATCCAGTCTACGGAGATTTACCGGTTTTACGGCTTGAATCATGGAAAGAACTTACAAAAGAGAGAGCTAAAGCATTTCTTGAAGGGCTTGATAAAAAAAAGATTGATTGGTCAAGACTCACCCTTGCTTATTGGACTAGTAAAATAAAAGGTTCGTGTAAGATAGAATGACGAACATCACTGCCAAGCCTGGAGATGTCATTACGGTTGTTGCTGCGGATGCTCCTGCTGGTGCGCCCAATATGCCGCCCGAGAAGAAGGGTGTTTTCGGAATGTTTGGTGGTAAGCGCGGTCGTAAGGGTTCCCGCAAGGTGGCGAATGGCCGTAAGGAGAACAATGCGGTTACACGGAAGCAGGGTGGTGGAAAGCGCAAGATGAGTGGCTATTTCAAGTTCATGCAGCAGGAGCGTAAGAATATTGAGAAAGAGCTTGGCGCTAAGGCTGGTGTTACTGATGTTGCGAAGGAGGCTGGAAAGCGGTGGCGTGCCCTGTCCGACTCCGAGAAGTCAAAGTATTAAATTCTTCGCATAATATATAGAAAATGAACTCTGATGCTTCTGGAAATGATGTTCCTAAGATGCCGGCGATGCCTAGTATGAAGGGTGGCAAGCGCAACACGCGCAAGAACCGCAAGGGCAATAACATGCGTAAGAATGGCAACAACGCCGCGATGATGGGCGGTGCCAAGATCACCACGGGCTCCAAGGCCCAGGTTTGGCACGGAACGGCGAAGCACACGTCCGGTGGACTGACCAAGAAGGATCTGATGCGCCACAAGGGCAAGATTGTGAGCCGCCGCAAGCACGCCGCGGGCCTCAAGTCAATCAAGCGCTTACGGAAGCTGGGGTACGTCGCCAAGAAGGGCACGTTCAAGCTCTTTAAGAAGTAAAGAGCTATTGCGAACTACACGTAAGTGATGAGTTCAAGCTCTTTAAGAAGTAAAGAGCGAGTTGTATGAAAAATTTGAATACGTTTAGATGTGTTGAGCATTTAAGCATGGAGAATCCAGCATTTAGTTGTTTAGTTCCGAAAAGTTTAGTTATGACCACAGTAAATTGTTTCTACTGCGGTCATTCTGAATCTCGATTTATTCAGATTAATCATTTATTTGGACTCAAAGCATGTGAACATCATGTGCTGGCTGCTCAACGCGATTGTAAGGCATATATGCATGAACAAAAGATGGTGCTCTTTAGGGATGCTGATAGACACCCAGTGTTAAGTCGTCTTCTTACAGTACTCAGAGAGCTTCCATCCTTTCCAGTGATGCGATCAAGTGGTGAAGTTCAACCAGGATGGATATTTCAAATTGACACATTTGGCGATGAGAATTGTATCGCATCTCATGATGGTGAATGGAAAGTCCCTGTACGTCTACCAAATCCAGATCATGATTCAACTAAAGATCTACAGAAGTTTACTCCGATCGCAAACTTTCTCCTACCATGTATCAATGAACAGATTCAGGGACTCCCTCATGATTTTCATACACTAGTAAATGAAGCATTATTCTGTCTTATAGACGGTGTCTATATGAAAGAATATGAAGAGGTAAAAGTTATTAAGTTCCTAAGTTGTCAAGATGAAATTCCAGAAACAGATGGCGTATATCCTGTTCAACTTGGAGATTCAGTTGTTCGAGTTATGATCCCAGGACAAAGCTCTGCGGGTCCACCGCAGGCCCCTCCTGAACAGGTTGCCGATCCAGTTTAATGCTTTCTGGTTACATTACGTAACTTACGAAAACGACGAGTCTTACCACCTAGCTGGTGTATTTGCTGTGATATAGATTTTCTTCTTATTATTGGCACTTTTTCTAGTTTGCTATATTGATTACGGACTTTTAAAAGCTCCCTTCTTGACCACGAACGATTTTTTGACTCTGCTATTTTTCTATTCAGAACTGGTAGTATTTCTGGTATTTTACTTATCCAGTCATCGACTAAAAAAGGCTTTATATTTTCTGAATTTTCTACTATGTCTGCGTTGATTAATCGTTGAGGACTTTTAACATCTATAGGAGAACGACAGACAACATAGTAGTATACACCAGGACCACATACGGCAAATATATCTTCTAAAGACATTGTTAATGATATTTTTAATCGGTTACTAAATGAGTCTGATACTGGATTCTTTTCTTTTATCCCTTGTATTTCTCCTATTTTGACATTTACCTGGCCTACTGTTGGAACTAAACTTTCGCCAAATAGTTCATCAACACTAAATCCTTCTGGCAAGTTATTTGTTCCATAATCACTTTTATAAGGACCCAAGGTTTTCTTTTGCGATTGACAAAAATCTGTATTTTCAGGAGAAAGTGTAAAGTGTTCTGCGTTTAGTGGATATTTATATACACCACTTTTCATAAAACTTGTATTATTATCATTAAACCAATCTATAAATAACTGAACTTGAAGTTTTGGATATTTCATGCCTTCAGTATAAATATGAATAGGTTTACCAATTTGTTCTTCTATTGTGGATTTAATTGATATAGGAGCAGCAAGGCCTATATCATCTTCTGAAAATATACGAATCATAGGACATACATCTTCTTCTCTTGCGACTACACCACTTTCAGCAAGTGTAACTAAGGTATATCCACTTGGTATTATATCCCGCTTTTTAAAACTTATTATATTTTCTTCTCCATGACCAAGAATAATAAATTTATTAGGTCCTACCTCTGGTTCAGGGAGTTGTTTACTGCCATTCCCACCCATACTATTTAGTGTAGAAAATTTTAATTTTCTTCAAGTTGGTCCGTACACCATTTGAGAACTTCGCGAACTTCAGTAACACCAGGACGCTCTGCTTCTGTCTCAAGTCCAGCTGAATCATACCACTGAAGCGACCGCCCGATTAATACAAGACCCGCCTTTTTTTCACGGAAATCATCTAAACTTCCAAGCACTGCGCTGATCTGAGATGGTTGCTGCGCGAGTAACCAATCCTTATACTTGAAAGGGGAAAGTGTAGGACTTATAAACACTGTAAAGAGGTCACGAGCCACAGGTAGAGTTCCACTCATACAAACCCAGAATACATTCGTATCAAACTTTGTTAAAAGAACTTGAGGAACCTCCGTTCCAAACCAAAGAACTGTAATCGGCTTTGCTGAATGTTGAAGGTAGGACGCAAGAAGAGAATAGTCTGTGTTGGCGCGAATCCGAAGCACAAAATCCCACGAATGCTGAAACACTCGAACACGCTGCGCCACCTTCAGAGAATCCGGCGCCGCCAGAACAAGAACACGGCGCCCACGGAATACAATTTCTTGCTGCACATGCCGAAAGACATCAAGGGCGTCTGTGATTTCACCTAAAATAAACATCCTAGGTGATTTCTTTTCAAGGAGACCCCAGTCGTAGGCTTCCAGATGGACTGCCGACATTCTTTTGTATACAGCAGAAAGACGATCCGATGGGAGAACGCGCGCCTATCTTTGAAATGCTAGCTCTCGCAGTTCTTGCTCTTCTATTTGATCTACCATGGCTCACTGTAAGTTCGGCCTGGGCAGGTGAAATGATTCGTGATATACAAGGCTCCGCACTCTCCTTGAAAGTTGTTCCTGCGATCATTGTTTACCTCGCTCTAGGCTATCTTGCGACAGTTCCGAGCACTGCTGCTGAGGCCTTTGGTCTCGGTTTCGCCACGTATGCTGTCTATGATTTCACAAATCTAGCCACTCTTAAAAAATATCAGCCGGCCTTTGCGCTTGCGGATAGTATATGGGGAGGGGTTCTTTTTACCATTTTATTCTATGCCCGCGAACGTCTATTTTCCAGTTGAGCCAAAACCACCTTCACCACGCTCAGTTTCAGGTAACTTCTCTACAAAGACGATTTCCTTGATATGACCAAGATCAGGAGCAACAATCTGAAAGAGACGAACCCCCTCCTCAATCACATAAGAGCCAGAGAAATCATCCATCTTTACAGGAGCTTTGATCGGCCCACGATAGGTCCGATCAATGATTCCTTCAGAGTTTGCCATGTAAAGTGGTGTCTTACAGATGCTTGAACGAGGAACAAGGCGATAGTGAACCTCCTCTTCATGCTGAAGACCATGCGTGTAGTGAATGATTGAATGGGGACGTGACGCCTCGGCATTATAGACACGAACCATGCGGGCCTTCACACCCTGATCTACAAGAACCGCCTTCCGTAGCGATCCAACAACAGTAACGCCCTCGCAGAAAAGATCATAGCCTGCGTTATCGTTTGATCGATTCGTATCTGCCTTGTAGTACTTTGTAGCCCACGGTTCAACAACGAGTTCTAAACGATAATGCATCCTATACAATATCATTTAGATAAAAAAACGTCAAATTTATCGTCTACGTATCATGGTAGATGGGAGTGTACTTGATCTTACTCCTAGTGATTTTCATCCTGTTGATCCCGGGATTTATCATTAAAGCACCCAGTACAGTGCCCTACTCAAATCTACTAGGAGTCTATGGTGTTCTTGCTTTTTTAACAGTTTCCTACGTATACGCAAATAAGAAATCTATAACAGAAGGTTTTATTGAAAAGACTGAAGTTCCCTTTCATATTCCAGCTAAAGAACGCTGTACTACCAAAACACACATACCGCTTACATTGTACCAAACCTGGTCAACCCATAATGTTCCGCCTGAAATGTATAAAGTCATTATGAAGAACTTGAAAGCAAATCCATGTTTTGATTACTATCTATATGACGACGAAGAGTGTTATGATTTTATTAAGAATAATTTCAGTTTAGAGGTGTTAACTGCGTTTGAGAGTCTCGTTCCAGGAGCTTATAAAGCTGATTTATGGCGTTACTGTATGCTATACAAGAAGGGAGGTGTGTACATAGATGTAAGATTTCAGATTGTAGAAAACTTAAAATCAGTCATAGAAAAATATAATGAATGTTATGTTCAAGATGCTGATATTGGTGTAATAGAGCAAGGAATAAGTAAGACTATTTCAGCAGGAGTCTATCAAGCGATTTTAATCACACCGCCAAATCGTCCAGTGTATAAACGACTCATTACTCAAATCATAAATAATATAAATAATAACTTTTATGGAAGTACACCGCTAGATCCTACAGGCCCACGACTCTTTTATCAGATTTTAAAGGAGTTTAAGGAAGAAGATAAGATTCAACTCAAGTCTAGCAATGATTTTAAGGGTGATATTCAAGTAAAGAGTGGTGATACAGTTATTTTTAAATCATATTTGGAATATCATGCGGAACGGAAAGAAATCCATACAGAAGATTCTACGAAACATTACAGCGAGTTATGGGGAGAAGGAGTCGCAGGTCAAGGAGTATCAAAACTAAATGTGGATTCGTCTGGAACCTATACAAAAGGTATCTATAAAAATAATATTATACTGGAAATTGAAGTAGCTAAAGTAACTAAATCAAAAGATCAGTGTAAAAATACTACAGATATTCCGTTTACGGTTTTTCAAACATGGTCAACACGAAAAGTACCACATGACATGTATGAAGTGATGATGGATAATATTAAAAAGAATCCATGTTTTACATTTAATCTCTATGATGACGAACAGTGTAGTGAGTTTATAGAAAATAACTTTGATGAAGACGTTTTTCTGGCATATAATCGTCTAGTGCCTGGAAGTTATAAGGCAGATTTATGGCGCTATTGTGTTCTCTATGCCTATGGGGGCGTATATATGGATGCGAAATTCAAGATTGTTGGTAATCTAAAAACAATCGTTGAAACCTACAATGAGTTCTATATTGAGGATTTTGCTCCCGATGGAGTATATCAAGGAATCATGTGTGTAGCTCCCAAAAGAGCACACATAAAACGCGCAATTGATACAATCGTGAGCAATGTAAAGAATAACTATTATGGTGAATCTAATCTTGCTCCTACAGGACCGAATCTTATGAAAAAGATTCTTAAAGAAGCAGGGCTCTTGAATTTAGTTAAACTGAAATTCACGTGCCCTGATATGGGAGATACGCTAGCAGATGGCTCAGCCGCACAATGTCGTCATCAACTGAAGGATAAATCGGGCGCCATGCTTTTCGATGGATACCCTACGTACCGAAAAGAGTATGAAATAGTGCGGAAAAAGAACAAGGGACACTACTACATTGACAAGTGGGACGAAGGGAAAGCAGGTGAAGGAAGATCTACTCTGAATAAAGATATAAATGGGAAGTTTATCAAGGGTATTTATAGTTAGGGCAAAATTTGAAGTTAGGGCTAGTGATTACACAGTAATAAAAGCAAAGATGTCTTCTATTACTGTGAATGTTAATGCGAATCCGGCATTTTTTCTATTTACAGTATAGAATGGATCTGTTTACAAAGTTATTCTGGCTTAGTTCATTACTTTTTTTAAGTTTATCTGCTTATTTAGTATGTTGCACAAAAAGAACTCCTGTTTTTTATGCGCAGATTGCCTCAGGATGTGCTATGTTTATAACTAGTAAGATTGGGCGCACATTTTTGGGATTAGAATAGAAAGAGCTTAATATTAAATAAAAGGATTATGTGCCCACTGTAAGAGCGCCTGACGCTGTATAGGTCGGCAACTCAGATCTCCAGGTGAACAGTTCGCTTTAATCTGACCCGCGTGTCGCGTAAACGCCTTCCAGCGCTTGATTTGAATCGCATCAAGCTCAGGAATCCGCCGACCCATCCAATATCTACAATACCATTGAAACCACCCGCGAATATCAGGATTTTTTACATGACTCGATAAGGTTCCAAACCGTTTATCCGCTCCGCCTCCAGGAACCCACCCTGCCTTACGCCATGCCTTCAGAGGCTGTCGTGAATGAACACCAAATGCGTTGACGCTTACATCAGCTCCACCAGGACTGAGTTTTCCTAGTGCCGCGGCAGCTGCGAACCATTCTGACGGAAACTCACCGATACAATCATTCAGATACTTTCCTTCAAAGACACCCATCGCGAGCATTTCACCAGGATCAGCATACGGCTTGAACTCGGGAGCAAAGTTAGTTCCAGGAGCTTCTGCGAGCACATAGGAATATCCATGTTGCATCTTATCATGAACTGTGATACGATCGCCTTTTTGAAATGAACCTAAGGGTTTTCGTAACTTGCTAAGGTCCATACCTATTCTATGCTATAAAATAGAATGGCGCGGGTAAACACTTTTTATATACCTACGATTGTTATCAGTTTAGTTATACTCGTAGTTATCTATATGGTTTTTTTAAGAAGAGCAACTATATCTGATATCTATGTGATTAACTTAGATTCATCCGTCGATAGGCTACAAAAATTCACGGAGCAGGCACAGGCTCATAGACTTTCGTTTAAACGATGGCCTGCGATTGATGGACGTGAACTTACAAAAATAGAACTTCGTAAAATGGGAGCGTCAGCATGGTCACTCAATCAGTTTAATAAGAAACGGCAAGGTGAACTTGGTTGCTATTTTTCTCATACATCCATCTGGAAGGAGGCTACTACACAGTTCCCGTCAAATACAGGAGTTCTTATTTTTGAAGATGATGTTGTACTAGACCCGAATTTCCAGCAAAAGCTAGATTCACTTCTTACAAAAGTCCCGCGTGATTGGGATGGACTGTTTCTAGGATACGGTAATGGAAAGTTCTTTGATGAATCTAATGCTGATATCAAAAAGTTAAAGAAGTTCGAGGGATCTTATGCCTATATACTACGGAAATCCTCTCTTCCAAAGATACTACCCTATGTATATCTTGCCGCTGAACCTATTGATACAGTTCTTGAAGACTTAGCAGAACGAGGTATTATAACTCTCTACGCGACCACAGAAAAGATTGCCTTTCCTGGGGATCAAAAAAGCACCATTGTGCCGTAAATTTGAGTGTAGCCTAGACATAGATAAAATCAACATGCAGCACGAACATATCATTCATGAAATCAGTACAGAAGGCAAAGCCTTTCTTGCTTCGCTCACACCTGAAAAGAGAGCTCTTCAAATGCTCGCACAGAAAATGCTTGGGTCCTCTTATTTCATAGAGAAGACACATGCGTTTCGTAAGTGGAAGGAAAATTCTACTCAAGATACAAAACCTCCAGCACCAAAGTAAAATCACGACCATTGAGATTCAATGGCCGATAAAACTCATCACGTAGGGCAATATCCAGATTGATTAAGCGGGCGATTGGTGCGGGACTTGACAGATAGATCGGCGCAAACTCATATGTATTTTTATTAACCGTCGTATATGCGACTCCAGGATCCGGATAAAGAATCGTAAAGGGCCCTTTACGACCACTTGTTCGCTCCGTAGTAATCATATCAAAGGCGTTATCTTGATTCAAATACAAATAGATCCGATTTGTAAGAAAATCACAATCCGCTGCGAATGGAGAAATGATTTGCTTAGTATTGCTCACATAATCTGCTGTCAAGAATCCCATCATACGCGCAGGCGAGTTCATCATACGAAGAACATTATTTTCATATTGGTCTACATACTGTCCTGACGCAAATAGAAGAGAAAAGGCAACTGATCCACTCGTTGAAATCTTAAGTTGATCAGTTGATCCTAACACAGTACATACATATGTGTTTGAAACACTATCTAACGCATTTAGGGCGGCTTGTAAGGCTGTAGCGAGCGTCGCCGCTGTATAGATTCCTGGTGTCAGAGTAACTGTCCATGTTAATGCCGCTTCTTGAAACGTGAAAGCGTTCCATCCAACATCCAGATTAAAAATACGATTCGGTATTGTGGCGCCGACAAGAGTGACGGATTTAATGTCTTTCATAGGCCGTTGAAACTTCCAACGAAAGACAGACGGTGTAGGATAACTGAGTAAGTTCCTATCACGACTACTAATCTCTACAAGAAGCATGCGTTCATGACGACTTCCTGCCTTCCGTGGAAGTAGAATATCTTGTCCTGAACTGCGTTGATTTTCAAATGCGGGAAGACCAGGGTCATTCATTCTTTCTTGAAGCTATATACTATTTATTTTGAAAACACGGATCTATAGACGCCAGAAAACTGTAAAAGAACATTAAATAAAGCACCCTTACAGAATACAATCATAAAGTCAAAGATGGAGTCGATAGTAAAGTATGTTTTACGAAAATAGTTAATCAGCAGAAGTAAGAGCGCGGGTAGAAGACCTGCTAGCACAGTTTCAATGGTAAACTCAATCGGATGTGTTTTAGGATATTCAAGATCACGAATCATCGCAGAGAATGCTGCGAGAACTGCAGCGACAAATGCTGCAGTAATAACTACAAGAGATTTTATTAGAAAGGAAGAATCTATTCCAAGAACTAAAAGAGAATACTCGGACGCAGTCTTTATGCTATGAATACTGTAATAATAAGATACAATTCCACCAAATAAGAGGCCATAAAGGGCGGGCAGAAAGAGTGCCAGATTCATACTAGTGATAGATCTGAAAATTTGATAACTCTTTATTTTATTTGTTTGTTATGGCAATAGAGTTTTCTAGCAAATCTGCGACGTACAGTGAGTTCAGTAACTTCCACGCTGCTCCGTTTGTTGTAGATGGACAGACATGGCCAACTGTAGAACATTTCTTCCAAGCCGCGAAGTTTCCAGGCGACCCACTACAGGAACAGATTCGCATAGCCAAAACACCACAGCAGGCAAAGAAACTTGGTCGTACACGGACACCCGCCTTTCGTACCGACTGGGAGACTGTTAAGGAGTCTGTCATGAAAATCGCTCTAAAAGCAAAGTTTACACAGAATCCATCCCTCTTACAACTTTTAAAGGCAACAGGTCAAGCCGAGCTCCGTGAAAAGGCGTTCTGGGATTCGTACTGGGGAACAGGGAGAAACGGCAAAGGTTGTAATCGGATGGGATATCTTTTACAGACCCTGCGAAACAATCTCTAGGTTTACATTGCCGTAATCACATGCAACTTCAGAAAACGAGGAGTTTGCTGATCCGATGACATGTTTGCTGCGCGCGATGGCAAAGAATGCAGCAGTGGCTTCAATCATCCCATCTAGAGTATTTCTCTTACGAACTACTTCGGGCGCTAACACACGAAATCCGTACACACGTCTAATATCATCTACGGCTTCAATATCATCCGAAAAGACTAAGATAAAAAACTGTGGTGGAAACTGATCAAGTCGTAAAAGAAAACGGTTCATCGGTGATAATCGTATCGCTTTTTGATTGTCTGTACGACGAACGTGAACAGTTACAGAATCAGGAGCCAATGACTTCGTCCAGGAACTAAGAACATGTATGACCTGCTGACTTGGCTGTAACTGACGTAGCCAGTAAAGCCATTGTTCATTGTCAGCTCTATCCTTGCGTGGCCAGAAGCATCCATGTGACTGTATATTTATAGATGATTGTGTTGTATTTAATATCATTGCGGCATCAGCGGGCGACAGACATTGTTGTTTATCAGTTAACGTAGTATCAATCACTTCAATCCAGTCAGGAAACTGTCTACCATCAAATAAATTTGAAAAAGTGGCACCGCATTCAGGCTTCCAAGAAGGCCAGCAAACGTACAGTTTCCGGCGGAGTCGTTCCGCCCAGCAGATTCCAGAGACCATCGCACGCAAACGATTACATAATCCAGCATTAACCTCTAAATAAAGACTTCCTTGATCCATCCTACAAAACATACGAGGCGTCGGCTTAAGCGTAGATATTTCTTACATAGTAATACATTCGTTCGCACTGGAGAAACTAACTAAACTCGTATCTCTCTTCGGTGCTAGCGGTGACGCATTCTATGTCGCATCAAAATCTCGTTTAACCAGTCGTATCAACTTATGGAAAGAACATCTTCCCCAGATTCGTCCCTACTATGCTGTAAAGTGTAACCCAGATCCAATGTTATTGAAATGGCTCAAAGAAGGTGGAGCCGGTTTTGACTGTGCGAGTGGCATGGAGCTCGAAGCTGCCGCAAAGCTCTTCGATCCAAAGGAATATACTCACTCTACAGTGTTCGCAAATCCTTGTAAACCACCACGTGATCTGATGACAGCCATGCGACTTGGTTCTGGACCCACAGTTGTTGATTCAGTAGAGGAGATTGAGAAGCTCGCGGCTAGTGGATGGAATCGCGGATCCTTGATTCGGATCGCAGTGGAGGATCAGGGATCCAAAATGCCGTTTTCCAAGAAGTTCGGTGCGAGCCTTGAGATCTTGCCGCAAATCAAAGCGATTGCAAGGTCACTCAATCAGGAGATTAAGGGCATCTCCTTTCATGTTGGATCAGGTTGCCTCAACCCGTTACAGTACTCAAAGGCGATTCAGATGGCACTTCTGTCATTAGGACATTTTAAAGATACAAAAATCGTTGATATTGGTGGGGGATTTGAGTCCTCACCACAAAAGTTTATACAAGCTTCGAAATTCATTAAAGAATCAATCAAAAGCATACCACCGAGTCTGAAGATCAAGTGGATCGCTGAACCTGGTCGTTTTATGGCTACAGAATTTCAGGATCTGTTTGTCCCAGTCATTGGAAAGAAGCCGGCAGTAAATGGCCAAGGATGGCGCTACACTATTGATGAGAGTCTTTATGGACAGTTCTCCTGTATTCCGTTTGATCGGGCTACACCAAGCTGGGTCCGAGTGAAGATGAGTCCAAATGAACAAACCCGTAAGAGAAGTCCAGGTGTTCTCTTTGGGCGTACATGCGATAGTGTAGATATGATTGCGCAAACTCCTGATATGGAAGAGCTAGAAGTGGGTGATTGGCTCTGGTTTCCGCATATGGGTGCCTATACGTCAGTTACGGCAACTGAGTTCAACGGATTTCCAAAGCCAAGGGTACACTATTTGGAAAATACTCTACCTCATAGCATCTTTATGGGTTCTGCTGCGTGGCCAAATAAAGTTAGTACTGTAACTCATGTGACTGTTCCTGTCTAATGTGTCGCTGTGCGGCAAATTTGAAAGTAAAATACCTAATCATTTTTGTAAAACCATGACGACTATTCAGATTGGAAATGCTGGATTTGTTGAACTCTTAGAGACTTTTGGTTCTGATCTGACAGTTGTCAATGCGGCACGCGTTTCTTTTGCGAAGGAATCAACTGAGTTTAGCGATAAAGATAAGGGTCTGATTAAGTATCTAGCAAAGCACAATCATGTGAGCCCTTTCTTTCATCCGCAGATTCGGATGCGCATTAAGATGCCGATCTTCCTTGCGCGCGAGTGGTATCGTCACACGGTCGGCTTCGCTCGCAATGAAGTGAGCCGTCGCTACGTAGATGATGAGCCTGAATTCTTTATTCCTGAAGTCTGTCGTGAGCGGGATCCTAAGTTGAAGCAGGGTTCCAAGCAGGATGAAGTGAAGGAGAATAATCTTTGCGTTGGCGCAATCAAGGAAATCACTGCGAAGTCGCTTCATATGTATAAGGCGCTTCTTGAGCAGGGCGTTTGTCCTGAGCAGGCGCGAATCATACTACCGCAGTCCATGTATACAGAGTTTATTGAGACCGCAAGTCTTGCCGCATATGCGCGACTCTGTAAGCTCCGTCTAGATCCTGGAGCCCAGAAGGAGGTTCGTGACTACGCGAATGCCGTTGTAGAACTTCTGAAGCCGAAGTTTCCTGCTAGCTGGGAAGCTCTATGCGCGGAGTTTCCGAGTGCGTGATTTCTGACTAGGAGGTCCACAATCCTTCGCGCGTCCAATGATCGCACAGGCGATCCGTTTTCCCGCATGACCAGTGGTGAGAGAATCCTCCTCATTGCCCTTTCCAAGATCATCAGGATCAGCATGAACAATAAGTGTACGCCCCATTAACTCAGAAACAGTCACTCCTACAAGCTTATAGCGATAGGCGTGATCTATTTTTTCTATATTACCGAGATCACCTGTATGACGCTCACCCTTACTTCCTGGTGGCCCACCGTGATCTCGCTTCGGACCTTTATTAAAATGGGAGCATGCGCCCATACAACCTTCTTCACGCAAATCACCATTTGTATGAATGTGAAACCCATGCTCTCCAGCGGGAAGCTTGGTAAACGTGGCAATAATCTCTACAGATGTTGATTTATCTGTAAAAACAGCATTTCCGTATACATCTCCCATTCCTGTAAAGGTGGCAACTCCCTTCATCTACTTAGACCCTAGTAGAATGCCGTGCCCCTACGCGAATCTTCTTGGAACTCCTGGCGAAGGTGTTCATTCTACCCGAGTCTTTGGCTACGCGCTAAATGATTTCCTTGCGACCATTCTGGGCGCAATGATAACATCTTATATTTACAAAATATCATTTATAAAATCATTTATATATTGGTTTATCATCGGTGAGCTGCTACATATCGCATTTGGAACACAAACCGCTTTTTTGACAAGTATAGGTCTACGTGTATGTTAGATCCAAGTCTAGAATATTTCCTGAGACGTGACGACTGCCACTTTTGCATGCTTGCCCACTACAGACCACGTATCCCAGTTATGGATATGTAGAGTTTCACTTGAAATAAGTTTACCAAACTCTACACTTACTTTTTCAGGTGGGCAACTGTAAACAATCCATGGTCCATTATTCTCACAATAGGGAAACTCCTTCATAATACTAAGCGACCAATGGTCATGTACTGAATTTAAAAATCCTGACTCTGTATAAGTAAACTTACGTATAGCGGTATATTCATTATATGATATATATCCAAGAACATAATCGCTAGGATGAGCAATTAGTTCAAATTGTAGTGGCTTTGTAAGGGTGTAGGGTAGAATTGTATATCCAACTTCTCTACTGCTTACAACTAGCTTTGCCATCTTTATTATAAAGAATATAGATCTTTAAATATTATTAGCGTATCTACTACCAACGCCGACCACAATGTCCACTGTGTCCACCAGGACAGTAGTCTTCTTGTTTGAAACCAGTTTCTAGCCTACAGCATGAGCCATCATGATTGTCTTTTGCCGTCGGAGCCTTTTGTCCACTTACAGGATCGTAGTAGACAGAACAGTATTTCTTACCACATTGCCAGCACCAGGAACGACCACATCCACCCCCTTTTACAAATCCTCCCTTCGTTTCAAGGCCACACGCAAAAATATAGTCACATGCGTTATCTTTCAGACACCATCGCTCGCACCACGGGCATTGTTTTGCGTCGTCCTTAGACATCTAAATCGGAATCAGGAAAGTTTATGAGGGCCTGGTCCGCAGCATTCCAGCGACCTTTATAGGGTCCACAAGATCCATCCTTTCGCTTTTCATACACTTTATCTTTCTTAGGTGCGTACCAGTACATTGTCCCTTCGATTTCAATAGGGCGAATATAGATCTTTACAACTGACGCCGCCTCTAGAGGAGGTTCCGTGCTTTCCACTGCGATAGGCACGGAAGCGACTGTGGCTGTAGGAAGAGCAATATTCTTCTTAATCACCTTCATGGATTTCTTAATAACAGGAGCCACTGGCGTCGCGGTTGACACAGAAGCCACGCTAGACCCTGTGCCGTTAACAATGTTATTATTAGGCACGCTCGACACAACAGTATTGGCAGATCCAGCAGTCTTTGATATTGTCTTTCTATTCTTGCCTCCAGATCCATCACCTTTCATCTGTACTCCTTGGCGCGCAATCCTTTGGGCCTCAGCTGCCTCTTCTTCGGCTTCACGAGGCAATGCGTCATTTTTTTTCAAATACCGCGGAGATCCATAAATCCAGCTGTATTCATAATATGGTTCATCCACCTTTCCTTGATATTGACTTTGTTGGTTGTGAGGATTAAAAGGTTTTTGACTCTTTGCGTAGCACATATCACAAAGTTCAGTCGCATTTTTTGAGAGACTCTGACATCGCCGTTCCGTAAAGTATCCAACACCTTTTGGAGACTTCAACTCTTTACTCTGCGCACAGTATCTCCCTTTACACTGCTGCATGGCTGTGCCTTTACCCAGGGTAAAAGCAACACTCAAATTTGAGTGGCCATTTCGCATGTCCCCCAAGCACAAAAATGCGTGTAGTCAATACTCTGCCACAGCAAGCATTTGAGACGGCGCGTCTTCTCTCAGTTATGAGTGTTATTCCGATTATGGTAGGAAGTGCACTCAATAGTCCTTCCTTTATTCTCGCAGGACTTATAATGTTTGGCGGTAGCTTCTGTCTTACTCTTACTCTTATGAACTTCGCGCGAGTCCGCTCAGGATCACAGCTTCCATATGATATGGAAGATGACATCAATGCGATTGATGTTTCTGAGAATAGTTTGCCAAAGTCCGAGCAGAAGGATCGGTCGCACCAGGGCACCATTTCGGCATCCAAAATCGTGGAATGGCAGATCTCGCCCTTGTAGGTCCATATAACTCTTCATAGAGTGATCTGTAATAATACGCTTCCGCTGTAACAGGTGTACAATGATCGATTTCAAGAGCACGTAGTTGCCAGTCGACCGGCACTTTCACACGTTCCTGAATCTCCTGAAACCAACTTTTTTCTTGGCTGCTGACACCGTCACTAAATGCCTCCTTCTGACGCCAAAGAACCTCACTTGGCAACGTGACATCATCATCAAACGCCTTTCGTAGAAGCCATTTTTCAGGACGTGTTCCACGCACAGGCCGCCGCCAGCAGGTTGCCACTGATCGACAGACAGCAACAAACTGTCGATCCAAGAAAGGAGTCCGAGGCTCTAGACCATGTAAACTAATACTACGATCTGAGCGGAGAACATCATAATAATAAAGTTCATCTAGAAGACGACCGACTTCATCTTCAAATGCCTGGTCGTTCGGCGCATTAAAAAAATACAGATATGAGCCAAACAGCTCATCAGATCCGTCGCCATTAAAGACAACCTTACAATCAGTCTTCTCACGAACAGCACGAGCCACAAGCCAGTTTCCTACACTCGCACGAACACTCGTAATATCGTATGTCTCTGTATCCTTAATCACTGTAGGGATAGCATTAAAGAAATCATCCGCATCAAGAAGTACCTCATGGTGATCTGAGCCGATCCAGTCAGCAACTTTACGCGCATACGCAAGATCTGTGCTTCCAGGCATACCAATGCTGAATGTCTTAAGGGGTGGAAGTTTAAGGGCGCGCAGATTTTTCTGAACAAGTGATGCGATAAGACTGCTATCTAAGCCGCCACTCAGAAGCGCAGCGACCGGCCTCTCCGTCATAAGCCGCTTCCGAACCGCCTCTTCCAGCGCAAACCGTACCGCCGCAAATGCTGCTTCTTCACCCTTCGGATTCGCAGGAGAATATAACGGATTCTTTAACCACGGACTATGATGATATTGCTCCATCAAAAAAGTATCAAGACAAGGAACTGTCACTGATCCGAAGCAGCCAGGTTTGAACTGCATTACATGATCTACAGTCTTAGGAATCGCTTTTTGTTCACTGGAAATACATAGACCTCGTAGGGTAGCACCCCCTACAAGTAAGCGCATCGTCAGCGCACTGAAGTCATGCGCATCTTCAGGTTTCTTCAGTATAAGGCCATCCGTCTGCCACCCTACAAACATCGGACGAACACCGTACGGATCACGACCCCAGATCAGCTTATCACGCTCCTTGTCCAGGATCACAATAGCAAAGACACCATCAAGGCACCGAAAAAAGGCTGCGGGGTCATCCCGATGGATCTTATACAGAGGACCTAGCACTTCACAATCAGAGCCTGACGGCATAGGAATGTTATATTCTGTAGCGAGCGCGCGAGCATTGTAAATTTCACCATTACAGATCCACATAATCCCGTCAGAATCAAATGGCTGCATACCACCTTCGTGAAGGCCATTGATCGCAAGGCGAGTAAATCCAAAGGTTCCACCCGATACATCTATAACTTTACATGATTCAGGTCCCCGATTCAGTAGTTTATTTACATTAATGGGAGCATCCGGACACACAGAAGGACCAAACCAAGCCCAGATACCACACATGTCTCTTTCTTCTCGGCTGAACTTCTTAAGGACCCTTAGAGCGCAGAAATGGATGGAAGCGATCGCCTGAAGCAGATTCAAGCCAACGTCATTTGGAATAACTATGCCGCAAACCTTTCAAATGTACAACCTAGATTTAACAATACAAGTCTAATAAGCACCATCAATACGGCATACTATACATATGCCGATTATGCTACAAAGGATCTTGTAGCATCAGGACGTGTATGGGGCCCTTCTACGATAGATATATTAACGAGCACAGTAACTAAGTGCTATTTAACTGAGCCTCAGGGCAACTAAAGAGGAACAATCACTGACATGTTGCGACCATAGAAGGTTGCCTTTTCATATCCCGCGTCGCGAAGACGATTCGTTTCACGATGGAGGATACTCTGAAGCAGTTCACTATATCCGGTTTTCAGCGAAATGTTTATGTATAGACTTTTCGGTGAAAGAATCTGAATGTCTGCCACACAGAATTCTCCTTCAATATTTTTTTTTTCGCACTTTAGCGTGATTAGAATATCACGAATAAACTCAGCAACACTATGTTCCTTTTGAGCCTTATCATCAAGAAGACGCTTATGAGTTGCTGTAATTGTTGGATAAAAGCTCTTTTCCCGACATGAGTCACAAGCAAGATGGCATGTACACGGTATCATTTACTACTAGGTTAAAGGAAGATAACCTTCAAATTTATAAACATGGTCGTCTACAAAACAAAGGCTGAACGTGTACAGGAAGCCGTTACGCTATTGAAAAAACTGAAGGAACTTGGTATTCATGTGTCAGATCCCGGGTACAAGGAAGCAAAGACGCACCTAGATGAATGGATCAAGACAGGAGAACCATCAGAATATGTCTTTTGGTTCGCACGTTACGGGCGTAAGGCGGAGATAAAACTTCCTAAACGGGTGGAACAAGCGGCAACGCTGAGACTTTTTGCTCCTGTGGAGGAGTCTACCGAAGAATAGGCAGCTTGTAGATATAGATACTGATACCCTTTTCAATGTAGAGATATGACTCTCCACTCTTCGACTCAGGCACATCAACCTCATGACAACTTTCCCCATACTCTTCAAAGTATAACAGATCTTCATCAAGAGTCTCCTTATGCTTAGTCTTTACAGCCGCAACAGCTTGGTCATATGTTCTATAGGCACAAAGATACGGGTCACCATTCTCAACAACAACATAGACGAACTCCATGGTATCGGTATCCTACTTGGCGTATAAAATAGTTTTCAATTTTTTATGATCTAGAGCAGGAGGCGCAGATGAACGCAACAAATGTGCGCAGTGAAGGAGCTCTCTACGAGCTGCTGTGTCGTGGAAATAAAGATATTTATTTTTTCGCCGATGATAAAACTGCGCTTTACCCGTACGATAATGCTTACAAAGCTCAATCGCAAGTGATTCATGAAACACGCCTTCTACCTCCACTCCAAGCCGTTGATTTTGGTCGCCCGATTGAGTTCGAGTTTGAAATCGCAGGAGATGTTGTTGTTGAGCCAACTCTCGTCATTGAACTTCCCACATGGCTTCCTGAAACGCAAGCAGCCATTAATACACGTTCACTTATTACAGACACCGCGAATGTATCCTATGGATACACACGTGGTATCGCGTATTTCTTATTCAGTAAAATCCAGTTTTTTCAGGATCGGTATCTTGTTCAAGAATGGTCAGGTGATAGTCTCTTTGCCTTATCACGGAGTCGCGGAACCTTGAACAGTGCATTTCTTGATAATATTCTTACAGGAACTCACGATGGATCACCGCGCGCGATTGGATGGAACGCAACTCCTGGTAAACTCCGCTTACCGTTACCGATTATTGGATGTCAGCATCTGAATGAGGGCGGGTTCCCGCGTGTCGCCGCGACAACTCAAGCCTACAGAGTACGCTGTATTCTACGGAAACTAGAAGATCTTGTGGAAGCATCCGATGGTCGTGAAAAGCCTCAACCATGGGGTCGCAGTGATTTTGGATGTCAGACAGTTCCTAATGGAAACTCTCTACCATTTACAACAACCGGTCGTAATGATCTTCAACGTCCAACTGTCATGATTGAAACAAGGCATATTTATACAGATCGTGAAACACAAGACGCCCTCAAATCAACAACTCTTACGATACCATTTGAATCTATTTATGAGAATAACTTTACACAGGGATCGACTGATTACGCACCCATTACACGTGGAGGTGTAGCAACTGCGAAGCGCCTGCTAGACGGTAATCACCCTGTTGGGCGTATTGTGATGGCTTTTCATTCAATGCCTGTTCTGCGAGCCAATCAATACTGGAACTACACTGCTGATATAAGTGGCGGGCAGTTCTATAACAAAATCAGTTTATTGATTGCGAGTCGTGATCGTGAAACAGCATGGGATTCTTCTGTGTGGCATACACTCGAGTGTCATGCGAAAGAAGAGCGTGATCCAGGATATAATCTATCCTACATGAACTGGACACTAGGTGATACAATAGGTCGTGATCCAGCTGTTCCACGACAGTTAGAAGGTTCAATCAACTTTACAACGGCTCATAAACCAACCCTACTCATTGATCTCGCAGCAATACCGAATGATCCAGTTACAGGTAATCCGAATACAACTCTGGATGTGTACGTAGAGGGGTGGGCTGCTATGGAGTTTGAGAAAGGTCGTTCAGCGATTCTGTTTGGAAACTAAGACCATTCAGCTAACCAGTTATCCCCTTCTAAAAATGTAAACTTTGTATATCCAATCTCACTAAGCAATTCCTTCGCATCAGGAACTTTGTCTAGAGAAAAAAGATTTTTAATAGGCGTTGTATCAAGCTGATGACTATATTCAAAACAAATTACTGGTTTGAACTTGAACAGAGTATCCTTTGCTCCCATAAAAACAAGCCCTTCTGCGCCCTCAACATCTATTTTTATGAAGTCGCATCTAGGTAAGTTAAGCGAATCAATACGTATCATTTGTGTTACTTCTCCATGTTGGCCGAGCGCCATTCCCCCCAGATTAATAGTCTGTGAACTACCGTAAGTAATATCTTTTCCTTCGCATTTTTGCGACATTGTAACCAGTTTATCTTCATGACCAAGGCATGTATTTAAAGCTAATACATTTGGATAGCGTGCTGTATTCTTTTGTAAAAGAGTATGGATTGCTTTCTGAGGTTCAAATGCGAGTATTTGTGCGGCAGGGTTTACATGTCCATAAAAAACTGTATGAGAACCAATATGGGCACCAATATCAAGAATAAAACGACTTTTTACAATATAAGGAAGTAAATACTTTACAAGTAACTCATATTCCCACCATCCACCCATACGTAAATGATAAATAAAATTTTCGTCATTTATATAACAGCTTATTTCACCAAACG